GTTGGCGATTTTTCATTAAACCGCATGCCCAAAAACGTCATACCATCTATTGTTGGACTAGTTCTGATATCATCATCATCAATATCTAATCCATACCTACGGAATCTTTGCACAAGCATTTTCGCATCAAACGCATTCTCGTCTAAAAAGGCATGTAAAGCATCATCACCATATGCTGCTAAAAACCTGCCTGTCCGCATGAACCATTTATAATAAACCAACGAAGTTGGTATGGTTTCAAAGGATGCATAGACAAAAGCTGCCAAATTATAAAAAGTGTTAATTTCACCAGTGTACGGTTGCCCTGAAGGATTAACTCCCCCATACTTTGCCTTGACCACAGCACCATTAACACGGTACATCTTTGGTCCACAAATATATCTCCTTAGATAAACTAGGGCTGGGTCATCTTTACCCCATCCATACACTCTTTCAGCAATGTCAAAAGCCAAATTCATCCCTTCTTCATGTTGTGTCAAATCAAAGGACTTGTAATCGTATTCCAAGTAACTTTTACAGTCCTTGCGAGAAGCCTTAAAGCGACGAATCCCCCCTGAATAGGCGTTCCATCCAATATACATGGGGTGAGTCGTAACGAAACTCTTCAATTGACTATTTGGGCGCGAATACATTATACCAACAAGGGTAATATGCATTGGTGCGCCCATAATCATACGAAATTTCTTTAATTGATATTTCTTCAATTTCATCCATTCGTCTTTAAAGAAAAGATCGGTAATCGCTCTAACTTTGTCACCAGAACCGGCGAAAATTAGTCGTATGAACTCTCTAATTGCATCTGTGCACTTAGCGCATTCATTGACATCACCCTTATTGATGTGCGCCTTTCCACAAGGCGAATCTGGCGAGTTGTAGGGGTAGCCACACGAAGTGATCATCAACCCTCTTTCTTGTAACTCGCAAAAAGCTTCGTTAAGACTTAAAGGCTTATCAAATTCTAAACCTTTTGGGAACATCTCAACGACTGCGTTGAACAAGAATTCCCTCCATTCCTTAAAATCCGGAGGAGGTACTCTTGGCTTAATC